GTCCGGCGATGGCGGCTGCCGCTCCGTCGATCGAGGAGCAGGTCGCCGACACGTGCGCCCACGGCTGCGTGCTCATGCCGAGGGCGGACTACGAGGCCATGCGCGCCCGGGCCACGCTGCCCTGCGCACGGATCTAGGCCGTGATCTCGGGCGACACGCTCATCCGCCTGTGCACGCGGATGCCGCAGGCACAAGCGGACACGTGGGGCCACGCGCTCGCGCTGGCCGCGCAGGAGTTCGGCGTCGCCCCCGACGACGCCCAGGCTATGTGGCTGGCGAACCTCTGCCACGAGTCCGGCTGCTTCACGCGCCTCGAGGAGAACCTGAACTACTCGGCCAAGCGCCTCGCGCAAGTCTGGCCCCACCGATACGCCGTCGACCCGAAGGCCATCGATCGGCAGCCGAACGAGCTCGCGCACCGGCTGGCGTTCAAGCCGGACGCGTTGGCGAACGACGTCTACGCCAACCGGATGGGCAACGGCGAGCCGGCCTCCGGTGACGGTTGGCGCTACCGCGGGCGCTACCCCGTGCAGCTGACCGGCCGCGACAACTACACCCGATGCGGGCAGGGGACCGGCCTCGACATGCTGGACGATCCCGATCGGTGGCTGACCGACATTCGGGCCATGGCGCGCATCTCGGCGTGGTTTTGGTGGAGCCGCGACCTCAACCGCTACGCGGCCGAGGGTGATTTCGGCGCCGTCGTGAAGGCGTGGAACGGCGGCACGATCGGCCTCGAGGACCGCATCGCCTGGCACAAGCGCGCAATGGACGCGCTCGGAATCGCGTGATCCATGCCGCGCTCGTCTACTTCATCGCCGGCATCGCGTTCGGCGCTGGCGTCATCGTCGGCGGCACGCTGATGTGGCTGGCCGTCGACTGGGTGTATCGCAAGTTCGGAAAGCCATGAGTCAACCGCTGATCGATTCGGCTTCGGCCGCAGTGCCGCCGGTCGTAGCGGCCACATCCGGCGCCGCAGCCATCATGGTCGAGCCTTCCGTCTACTGGCTCGGCGTACCGCTGCCGGTCGTGCTGGCCGCGCTCTGCGGATCGGCCGCGGCGCTGTCGATCCTCGGCGCGATGTCGCGCGTCCAGGCGTTCGGCGCCGTCGCCATGGGCACAGCGGCCGGCACGTATCTGCCGAAACTGATCGGCTGGAAGTGGGGCGTGCCGCCCGACGTGTGGCCCGCCGTGGGGTTTGTCGTGGGGATTGGCGCCCATCTCGCCATGATGACGTTCATCCAGGCCATGCCGCGCCTCGTCGACGCCATCCTCGCCCGATTCGGGGGTGGGAAACCGTGATGTCTTGGACCTGGGTTTCAGTGCCGGCGGCGATCGCCGTCGTCGTGCAGTGCATCGCCGCGCTCAACCAGATGACCGGTCGGACTGACCATCGCGTCCGGCTGGTGTACCTGGGCTTCCTGCTGTCGGCCGCAGCCGGCGCGCTCGCCCCGATGTACGGCCTTCCGGCGCAACCGTGGGATGCGGCGATGCTGGTCTTGATCGCGGTGTACCTGCGGGTGAACCGGCGCAAGACCTACCTGATCCCGGCGGCGCCGCAGTGCAGTTCTACCTGATCGCCGCCGCCGTCTGGGCGCTGTCGCTCGTCGGCAGCGGGTTCTACTGGCACCACCAAGGCTACGAGGACGCGACCCGTGACGCCAAGGCACGTGAAACTGACACGGTTGTTGCAGGAATCTCGGCGGCGAACGAACTGGCTGCAGCAGACCTCGCCGCAGCCGTCGAGGCCGAGCGCTCACGGTCCCGCCTGCGCACCGATGCGGCCGACCGCCGGGCCGGCCTCGAGCAGTCGGTGCGCGTCGAGACTGTCTACCGCGATCGTGACTGCGTGCTGCCTGACGCTGATCGGCTGCGCATCAACGCCGCCCTCGCTGCCGCCCGCGAAGCCGGTTCGAGTGCCGCCGGCCGCGGCGATGGTGCCGTGCCTCGTGCCGCCGGACCTGCCGACGCCGGCCGACCTGGCCGCAATGGCGACCAGCTTCCTGGCGACGGTGGAAGCGCTGGCCGAGTGCAGTTCCCGGCAGCGCGACTTGAAAACCTTCATCGAGACTGATCCGCAATGGCAAAGCCAGAGAATTCCGGCGGGGCCCGCACCGCGCGTGACCCCGTAACCGGCCTGACCGCGGTCGAGACCGAGTTCATCACGCGTTGGATCCAGGGCGGTCGCCGCGACGGCGCCGGGATCTACCGCGCGATGTATCCCAACGCCAATGACCTCACCGCGAAAACCCAGGCCAATCGCCTGTTGAACCGGCCCGAGGTCGTGGCGTACCTCGCACGCCTCGACGACGAGGTCCGCGAGCGCTTGATCGACACGAGCCTGATCGACAAGAAGTGGATCGAGCAGCGACTCGCCAAGATCGTGGCGATCGCCATGAAGGCCGAGCCGGTGTACGACAAGAATGGCATGCCGACCGGCCAGTACGCCGCCTACAACCTGAACGCGGCCGCGCGCTGCCTACAGATGCTCGGCATGGAGCGCGGCATGTACGTGAACCGCACCGAGCAGGGCAAGCCAGGCGAGTTCAAGGAACTCGACCGCATGACCGACGAGGAAGTCCGCCGCGACATTCTTGAGACCGGCGCGAAGCTCGGCATGGTGATCAAGTTCCCCGGCAAGAAGACGGGGACGAAGTAGATGCATGGGCGCCACGGACAGCCGTGAGGCGCTGAACAAGCTCTGGCTCACGCTCAAGCAGCAGGAGATCGAGGCCGCGCGCGATAGCTTCGCGGTCTACGCCGGCCGGATGATCCCGGCCGACATCGAGGACGATGACCTCGAGAGTCTGCACAACCTGCCAACGCCGGCGCGTTACCTGCCGGCCGAGCATCACCAGCTGCTGTGCGCCAAGCTGCAGGAGGTCGCCGACGGCACGCTGAAACGGCTGATGGTTTTCATGCCGCCCGGCTGCGCGAAGTCGACGTACTGCTCGGCGCTGTTCCCGGCGTACTACCTCGGGCGCCATCCGAACAGATGCGTGATTCAGGGCAGCTACAACGCCAAGCTGGCGGAGCGGTTCGGCAGGCGGGCGCGCAACGCGTATCAGGCAACGCGACACCAAGAGGTATTCCCCACCCCGCTGGCGAAGCATGGCGCCGGCGAGTGGGAGACGGCAGCGGGCGGCGAGTATTTCGCCTTCGGCATGCTGACCGGCGTGACCGGCCGTCGCGCGGACCTGTGCGTGCTGGACGACGCGATCAAGGGCCGCAAGGAGGCCGACTCCAAGACGCAGCGCGACAACGTCTGGGAAACGTACCTCGGCGACATTCGGACGCGCGGCAAACCGGATTGGGCGATCGTCTACGTGGCGACCCGCTGGCACGAGGACGACCCGGCCGGGCGCATCCTGCCCGAGAACTGGGACGGCCAGTCCGGATGGGTGACGGCGCGCGATGGCGAGAAGTGGTTCGTGCTCTCGCTGGCGGCCGTGATCGAGACGATCGAGGAAGAGCGCGCAGACCCGCTCGGCCGCAAGATCGGCGAGACCATCTGGCCCGAGTGGTTCCCGCCGTCGCACTTCGCCCAGGAGAAGATCTCCCAGGGCTCGCGGAACTGGAACGCGCTGTACCAGCAGAAGCCGAAGGCCGAAGAGGGCGCCATCCTCAAGCGCGGCTGGTGGCGGAAGTGGCCCGAGAAGAAGCCGCCCAAGTGCGAGTACATCGTCAGCGTCTACGACACGGCGTTCGAACCGGAAGAGCAGGACGACTACAGCGCGCGCACGACGTGGGGCATCTTCTGGATGGAGAAGCCGCCGCCGGTGGATCCGCCGATGTCGCGCAAGACCGGCAAGCCGATCCCGATGGTGGCCCGCGGGCAATGGTGCTGCATCCTGCTCGAGCGGTGGAAAGACAAGGTCGAGTTCCCGGCGCTGCGAAAGCTGGCGCAGGAGCACTACGAGACCGACAAACCGGACCGGGTGCTGATCGAGAAGAAGTCCTCGGGGCACTCGCTGATCCAGGAACTGCGGCGCGCGGGTGTACCGGTGAAGGCGCTCGCCGCCGACAAGTCGAAGCTGGCGCGGGCGCATGCCGCCTCCGTCGTGCTGCAGCAGGGCGCCGTCTGGTACATGGATCGCGCCTGGGCCGACGAGGTCATCAACGACTGCGTGAAGGCGACCTTCATCAAGGGCGATCCGGGCAACGACATCCCGGATACCTGCGTGTACGCGTGGCTGCATCTGCGCAACCTGTTCTGGCTGCAGCTGGACGACGAAGACGACGAACCCGAAGAACCAAGGCGAGAACTCCGAATGGTGGGCTATGGAACGTAGGCCGCTCAACACGACGCACGACCTGCGCAACGCGATCGAGGACCTGTTTCCCTACGTGGGCAGCATGGACCGCGCGTTCATCGAACGTCCGTGGGACGGGCACCGCATCAGCGCCACGGCGTACGCGCTGCGCGCGAAGCGGGCCGAGGCCGAGTCTCGCCTGCTTGCCGCCATGCTCGACTGCTTCGTCGCCGCCAAGCGCGCTCTCGGCAACCGCGACGACGTGGGCATCATGTGGCGCCGCGAGCCGTTTCTCGTGACCGAGGATGACGGCCAGATCGTGCTGCACATGCGCTGTGCAATCGTCGACGAGCAGGGGCAGCTTGCGGTGTCGTGCCTCCCGACCAAGCCGCACGGGGCCGAGTGCAGGAGCATCGACTAGACCATGAGCCGCGCTCACCGCGAAGAGATGCGCGCCGGTCTGCCGGACGGCAACGGCGGCGACATGCCGCGCGGACTGCACACGGGCATCGAGGAAGCCGGACAGTCGTACGAGGCCGACGGCATGCTCATCACGCCGACGGCCGACGGCGGGCTCGACTATGAATTCGATCCGCTGGCCGAGCAGGACGAGGCGCTGCCGCCGCCGGGATTCGGCGACAACCTCGCGCTGCACATGGACCCCGGCCAATTGCGCGAGATCGGGCAGGAGGTCATGGAGTGGATCGCGGCCGACGAGGAAAGCCGCAAGCCGTGGTGGGAGCAGTTCGAACAGGGACTGCAGAAGGCCGGACTGCAGCAGGTCCCCGCCCAACAGAATTCGCAGGAACTGAGCATCAAGGGCGCCAGCAAGGTCGTGCACCCCATGCTCACCGAGGCCGTCGTCCAGTTCCAGGCGCGCGCGCTCGAGGAACTGTTTCCGAGCGAGGGTCCGGTCAAGGCGATCGCGCTCGGGCGGCAAACGCGCGAACTGCTCGACCAGGCCGAGCGGGTCGCCGACTTCATGAACTGGCAGATGACCGTGCAGGACGACAGCTACTTCTGGGACGTCGACCAGATGCTGTTCTACCTGCCGCTGTCGGGGTCGGCGTTCAAGAAGACCTACATCGACCGCATGCGCAACCAGCTGCGGTCGAGTTTCATCAAGGCCGACAACATCATCGTGCCCTACGGCGCGAAGATCAACGCGGAGCCGCGGCTGACGCACCGGTTCACGATGACGCACAACGACCTGCTGAAGATGCAGCGCAAGCGTCTGTACGTCGACCACAACATCCCGGCGCCCGCGCCCGAGCAGGAAAGCACCCTGCTCGACAAGGCCGACAACGTCGAGCAGTCCTCGCAAATCTACGAGGGCGAGCACACGCTCTACGAGACGCACTGCGAATTCGAGATCGAGGGCTTCGACCAAGACGGTGACTACAAGGGCATCGCGTGGCCCTACGTCATCACGATCGAGAAGGAATCGCAGGAGGTCGTGGCGATCTATCGGAACTGGCGACAGCCGGACGTCGATCGCAACCGGCGCCGCTGGTTCACGCACTACCGCTACTTGCCGGGGCTCGGCTACTACGGCTTCGGCTTGTTCCACGCCATCGGCGGACTGAGCGAGGCCGCGACTGGCGCGCTGCGCTCCCTGCTCGACGCCGCCGGCTTCGCCAACTTCCAGGGCGGGTTCAAGAGCAAGGACGTGCGAATGAAGAACGGCGAGATCGTTCTTCGCATGGGCGAGTGGCAGGACGTCGAGTGCTCGGCCGAGGAATTGCAGAAGGCGTTCTACACGCCGCCCTTTAAGGAGCCGTCGCCCGCGATGGCGACCGTGCTCAGTCTGCTCACCGAGTCCGGACAGCGCTTCGCATCCACGACCGAGGCCATGGTCGGCGAGGGCAGCAACAACGTCCCCGTCGGCACGACGGTCGCTCGCATCGAGCAAGGCAGCAAGGTCTACACGGGCATCCATCGCCGCCTCCACCGCGCGGCCGGCGAGGAGTTCAAGATGCGGGCCGAGCTCAACGGCGAGTTCCTGCCAGACGAGGGATTCCCGTACATCAACGGGCAGGCATCGCGCCAAGCGATGAAGCAGGACTTCGACGACCGGATCGACGTCGTGCCGGTGTCGGACCCGAACATCTTCTCGGCGACGCAGCGCATCGCGCAGTCGCAGGCGACGCTCCAACTGGCCGGCTCGGCGCCTGGGCTCTACAACCAATACGAGGCGCACAAGCGCATGCTCCAGGCGCTGAAGACGCCGGACATCGATTCCCTGCTGGTCGACCCCAGCAAGATGCAGCCGTACGACCCTGTGACCGAGGGCACGCTCGCGCTCGTCGGCAAACCGTTCCGCGCCTTCATCCATCAGGCGCACGACGCGCACATTGCCGTGCACATGAGCCAAGTGCAGCAGTTCCAGGCGACGCCGACCGGCAAGCAGCTGGTGCCGATGCTGATCTCGCACATGGCCGAGCACCTGGCGCTCAAGTACCGGATGGAGATGGGCATGATGCTCGGGGTGCAGTTCCCCGATCCGAACTCGCCCGACGCGCAGCCGCTCCCGCCGCAGATCGAGAACATGATCGCCCAGAAGGCGGCGATGGCCGTGCAGGCGATGCAGCAGCAGCTTGCCGCGCAGCAGGCGCAGCAAGTCGATCCTGCCGCGGCGGCAGCCGAAGCGGAGTCCGCGCGCAAGGACAAGCTCACCGAGGCGGAGATCCGCCGCAAGGATGCCATCGCGCAGGCCGAGCAGCGTCGCAAGGACGCGCAGATGCAGGCCGACCAGCAGCGCGAGAACGAGGGCCGGCAACTGGAGCAAGCGCAGGCAGTCCTCGACCAGAACGGGGTGACGGGCGTCGATCCGCGCATCCTCGTGCAGGCGGCGACCGAACTGAAGCTTGACCTGCAGAAAGCGCTCGAGATCATCATGCGCGCCCGCGCGGGAGGCCAGCAGCAGCGCCAGCCACGTGAGCCGCTGGTCGAAGTGCAGACGTCGTGATGCATCTGCGCGACCTACTTCAGCGGTTTGAAGCGATTCAGACCGCGAAGATCACCGAAGCCGATCGCCAGATGGGCGAGGGCAAGGTGAGCAACTGGGAGGACTACAAGCGCCGCGTCGGCCTGAACCAAGGCCGGCAGGACGCCGTGAAGGACCTCCGAGAACTGATCGACTACATCCTCAAGGCAGAAGACGACGAAGAATGAACGGCGACCGCGAAGTGTTTGCAGACGAACACGGATGGTCCGAGGCCGAGGGCCAGGACCATCTGTCCGACGAAGAAGTGGCGAAGCGGCTGGCGGACGCGCCGGCTCCCTCGCTGTGGCGCGTGCTCGTGCGGCCGCGCCCGCCGAAGCTGCGCAGTGCAGGCGGCATCATGCTCCCAGGACAGGCGCAGGACGCCGAGGCTCATCTGCAGCACGTCGCG